ATGTTGAGATAAAGGACACTCCCACCATTGTTAATTCAGAAACGGATGAAACAATAGATGTAGGAGAAAAACCTATTAGGGGAGCAGTTGCTTCTGAAACAGAGGTTGAAGACTACGGGAAAAAAGTTCAGTCCCGTATAGACAAGCTAACAAAAAAATTACGTGAATCGGAAAGACGCGAAGCGGCAGCCATTGACTACGCCCAAGGTGTACAAGGGGATGCCAGCAAGCTTCGAAACAGGGCACGGCGATTAGATGCCGGCTATGTTGGTGAGTTTGCGACGCGTGTGGAAGCGGAAACAAATGAGGCAAAAAAGGCCTTAAAAGCGGCTGTTGAACTAGGCGATTCGGATGCACAGGTAGAGGCGCAACAAAAACTGGCGCGTTTAGCCATTGAATCCGAAAGAGTCAAGTCCACACAGGCGCAGCGTGAGAGGTTAAAAAAGGAAATGGTGGCACGTGGGGTTAACCCAAACCAGCCACAAATGCCCCAATACCCTCAATATCCGCAGCAACCACCTCCGCCACCTCCGCCTGATCCAAAGGCAGAGTCGTGGGCTGAAAAGAACAAATGGTTTGGGGAAGATGAACCAATGACCTTGACATCCTTTTCGATTCATCGTAAACTGGTGGAAGAAGGATTTGACACGACATCCGATTCGTACTATAGTGAAATAGACAAAAGGATGAAGGATACATTTCCTCACCGATTTGACAGAATTTCGCCAACTCAGTCAGCCTCTTCTGTTAATAGAACAGGAGGGCCAGGAAGGCGCAAAGGCACAGTGAGACTCACACCATCACAAGTTGCCATTTCAAAAAAACTAGGTGTGCCACTAAGCGAATATGCGAAGTACGTGAAGGAGTAGGCATATGACAATGAAAACAATGAAAACGCAAAAACTACCATCACGCGAGACTGAAACCAGAGAGAAAACTTCTCGAAGGAAACCATGGTCTCCACCGTCATCACTAGATGCACCACCTGCACCAGCTGGATTCGTCCATCGCTGGATAAGGGCCGAATCTGTAGGACAGATGGATCAAAAAAATGTATCCGCTAGACTACGCGAAGGTTGGGAATTTGTCCGAGGGGACGAATATCCTGACGTTGAATGGCCTCAAATTGATTCAGGTAAATATAACGGTGTCATAGCTGTTGGAGGATTAATGCTAGCGCGAATTCCGAAGGAAACGGTTGAAGAGCGTAAAAAATATTTTGCACAAGTAACGCAGGATAAGGACGACGCAATTGCAAACGATCCTTTGAAGGACCAACATCCTAGCATGCCGATCTCGAAAGAGAGAAGCACTCGCGTAAGTTTTGGTGGCAAAAGAAACACTTAGTTTCCCCCACAAAAATTACACAATTTAGGCATGCCCATGAGGGGTGTGCTCTAACAATTTATCTGTGAGGATAAAATCATGGCTAATGTTGACGCGGCCTTTGGGTATAGACCTATAGGGAAAGTTGGCAGTGGCGTTAATAATGGGGGTACTACCCTCTACACTATCGCGGACAATTACGATACATCTATTTTTAAAGGTGACACCGTAATGTCTTCAGGTGGTTATGTAATTGCTGGAACAGTTTCCGGCTCTACTAACCTTGGTGTTTTTAACGGTTGCTTCTATATTGACCCAACTAGCAAAAAACCTACATGGTCCAATTATTATCCTGCCGACACGAATGTAACCGCTTCAGGTTCCATTTCCGGCAGCACTAATGTTGACGCGTATATCTATGATGATCCGTTTACTCTTTTTGAAGCCCAATGTGATGGCACAATAGCTAAAACAGATATCGGTAAAAATACTGATACTATTCTTGGTACTTCTAGCACTGTCAATGGTCAGTCTGTGACTGAAATTGACTCTGGCTCTGAAGCTACTACAGCTGCAAGGCAAGTCACAATTATTGGGATTACGAAAGATCCAGAGAACGATGATGCATCAAGTGCAAATGCTAACTGGCATATCATGTGGAATGAGCATGTTAAGTTTAGCAGCACTGGTATCACCGGAACGTAATAGCTAGGAGGAATTGACAATGGTAATTTCAAGAATGCAATTGGTCAAAGAACTCGAACCTGGCTTGAACGCTCTGTTCGGATTAGAGTATGACCGATACGAAAATCAGCACACAGAAATTTTCGACAACGAAAGTTCTGATCGTGCTTTCGAAGAAGAAGTAATGTTAGGTGGGTTTGGTAATGCAGAAGTAAAACCGGAAGGTTCAGGTGTGACTTATGAAGATGCACAAGAAACTTTCACTGCTCGCTACACTCATGAAACAGTTGCTTTGGCTTTCGCACTAACCGAAGAAGCCGTAGAGGATAATCTCTACGACAAAATCAGCACTCGATACACAAAAGCATTGGCACGTTCAATGGCAAACACTAAGCAAGTAAAAGCTGCAAACATTCTCAATAGAGGATTTAACAGTTCTTACCTTGGTGGTGATGCAAAGGAGCTTTTAGCTACTGATCACACTACCTTGGCTGGTGATGTCAAAAATGAATTGACCACTGCTGCTGACCTCAATGAGACTTCTCTTGAGCAAGCACTTATCGACGTTGCAGGCATGAAGGATGAAAGGGGATTAAAGATTGCTCTTAGAGCGATGAAAATGATCATCCCAGTAAATCTTCAGTTTGTTGCTGAAAGGTTAATGAAATCTGCAGGAAGAGTAGGAACTGCTGATAATGATATCAATGCAATCAAATCTATGGGAATGGTTCCTCAAGGATATAGAGTGAACAACTACCTTACAGATACTGATTCTTGGTATATTACTACAGATGTACCGAATGGTATGAAACACTTCGATAGAGCCCCTCTTACAACTAAGATGGAAGGCGATTTCGATACTGGCAACGTAAGATACAAAGCTAGAGCAAGATACGTTTTTGGCGTATCTGACCCTAGAGGTATTTACGGTGTTGAAGGTGCGTAATACTTAAAGAAAATTAATGGGGCGGCCTCAAAACCGCCCCATTTACTTAATACAGAGAGAAATTACTTATGAAAAACTTCCGAATACAAATCCGTTGGAATGGCTATTATGCCAATTTTACCCTTATGGCTGAAGACAGCAAAGAAGGTATAGAGAATTCTATCCTTGACAAACTGGGAAAAAATGAGGTAAAGTTCGAAAAAGATGGATTTACCACTGGTAAGTGGATAACCTATGAGGAGGTTACAAATGACCCAAGACCTGTACATTACGAAAAAGTCCTTGGAGTTAGAATGGCAACACGAGCACCTGAAGGCGGGCAAGCATAATATCAGGATGATTGAAATTAATAAAAAAATTCAGGAAGTTATTAAAGAGATCATTGCCAAAGAATTTGAAGAAGATACTCTTCAAACTAAAATAAACGAAGTCCAGGACCAAGTTTCGATAGCCACTTAAGCGCTATCACGAAAATCAACTTTTTACTATAAGATCTCTTGCGCTTTTTTTAAAAAAGGGCTATATCTGAATTACTATATAAATTAATTAGAATGTAGACGCGGTATAGTCGACGGCCTAGAGACTACATTCGCAAACTAGGAGGATATAATTATGGCAAATACAACGTTTAAGGGAACGGTAAGAGCAGAATCTGGTCTTAAAGTTTCCGCACAAACAGCGGCTACTGGAGCTTACACTGATAAATTCAGTGTTGACTCAAGTGGAAACACAACACTCACAGGAACGTTTACAAGACTAACACCTGCAACAATTTTTAACTACAACTACATTACATGTGCAGCACCTATTGTTACAAATTTTGGTAACTCAGCTGACGGTGTAATGGCAACTGAAGATAAATTTGGAATGCTGTTTTTTGGTCCAAATAACGAAATGTACCCAGCAACAGCACTTTCTATTGGTGCTTATACAGCAGCTGGTAAAACACCACAATTAGATGGAACAGTTCCAGCAACAGATACAGCTACAACACAAGCTGGATTTGATTTACAGATGGATACTGAAACAGCAGCTGCAACAGGACTAGAAGTAGTCTTAGCAGGTGGTCCACTAGGTGGAAATGCTAATGGCATTACAATTGGCACACATGCAGCTACTATTGATGCAACATTCAATACACCTGACTGGACTGACTTTGATGCTTGTGGTATCGGATTTAGAAAAGTTGAAGACTTTAATGATGGTCACGTACCAATTCTTGACGGAGCCGCAGCTGCAGATGCGATTTATACTGACTTTGCTGCCTTTGGAGCAATGGGTGACACAAACATTGAAATCATGACTGACTTAAATAACTCAGGAACATCTACTTCGACAGATTGTGGATCTTCAGTTCCAGTTGATGGTCAAAACTTAAGATTAAAAATACTTATATCATCAGCAGGTGTAGTAACTTATCAATTTGTTGTGAATGCAGTGGCAGGAGCAGGTACTTTAGCTGCACCAGCAACAACAGCAGCATTTACTTTTGATGATGGTGATGAAGTAGTACCTTATATCTTTACATCAAGTGACACGGCAGCAGCTGATGTACTTTGGTTAAAAGATGTTACAGTATATCGTACGCCTGGTGTAAGTTACACTAACTAACAAACTTTAAGATGGGGCTTCGGCCCCACTTAACACAATTAGGAGAAAATTTATGTCAACAGATATAAAATCATCTGCAGTGATTACGACTACAGCACTCGACGCTGATGGTTTATCAACTGCAGCAGCAGTTGGAAATAATGCAGCACTTACTTTAGGTGGAGCATTAACTTCAGGAGGAGCTTATACAGCAGATACTGGAACAGCTAGACAAATTACACTTTTAAGTGCAGGAAACGATTCTAGTAAAACTTTTACTGTTGTTGGAACGGATGTTAATGGAGATGCTTTATCAGAAACCGTTACTGGAGCAAATGCTGGTACAGCAACAAGTACAGGGTATTTTGCAACAATATCATCAATAACAGCAGTTGGAAATCCAGCAGGTAATATGTCTGCAGGAATTAATTCTGAAGTAGCAGGAATTGTTTTTGAAGGTCGTACACGAGTTAAAAATTTAATTTGGTCTGGTGGCGGTGCTATTGGATCAATTTACGTAAGAAATAGTGGAACAGCAGGAACAAGTTTAATAACAGTTCGTTCTAATGCTACTTTAGGGGTTAATGATAATCTTACTTTAGCAGATGATGGTGTTCTTTTTGCTTCTGGAGCTTATATTACTTATACAGAAACACAGTGTAATAGTGTAACGGCATTTTACGGATAGTAGGTAGCCCATGGCGAATACTACTTCTGGAACAGTCACTTTCGACAAAACATTTGCTGTTGATGAGATTATCAATGAAGCCTATGAGCGTATAGGTTCACAAGTAACTTCTGGATATCAATTAAAAACAGCAAGACGATCTTTAAATATTCTTTTTCAAGAATGGGGTAATAGAGGTTTGCACTACTGGGAAGTAGCGGAAACTAATATTGATCTTATTGAAGGACAAGCGGAATATACTTTTTATAGAGCAACTGGTGATGGAACAAGTTCTACTACAGCAGGCGGAACAACAGGAACATCTACTTATGGTTTAGCTGATGTTTTAGAAGCTACTCTTAGATCCGATAGAGGAGACACAGATCAAGCTGATTCCGCACTTACAAAAACAGATCGAGCAACCTTTTCAAGTTTAGCTAATAAATTATCGAAAGGAACACCTTCTAGATATTTTGTTCAAAGACTTGTTGATAAAACAACGGTCACTCTTTACCCGACACCTGATTCATCTAATGCATCAAAAGAAATTCACATTTTCTTTGTAAAAAGAATTCAAGATGCTGATGCAACTTATACAGATGCAACAGACATACCGTATAGATTCGTACCTTGTATGGCATCTGGTTTAGCATTTTATTTAGCACAAAAATTTAATCCACAGGTAGCTCAACAAATGAAATTATATTATGAAGATGAGTTAGCTAGAGCATTATCAGAAGATGGTTCTTCTACTAGTGTTCACATAACACCGAAAGTTTATTACCCAGGAACATAATGACAAAATACGCAAAAGCAATATCAGATAGATCAGGAATGGAATTTCCGTACAATGAAATGGTTAAAGAATGGAACGGTATGTTTGTACATAAATCAGAATTTGAAGCTAAACATCCTCAATTAGAACCAAGAGGATATGCAGGGGGAGAACGAGGTTTATTAAATGCAAGACCGGATAGAACTGAAAATGAAGTCATTGCAATTTTAGGACCAGATCCTTTTTCTACTATTTCAGCTTCATCAGGAATTATAAATGTATTTGAAAAAGGTCATGGTAGATCAACAAGTGATACAGTTAGATTTAGAGGAGCACCTTCTACTTCTGCATCTTTTAGTGATCCAAACAATTTTGATGGTATTACAGGATCTAATATTGCATATTCTTCTGGCTACTCGATCACCGTAGGCAAACGAGACTCTAGTGGTGATGTAACACAGACGGATGACTACTATTACTTTACTGTCAATACAGATACTGCTACAAGTGGAGGAGTATCAGGAGGGGGAGAGAATTGTTCGGCAGGTCCGGCAACTCTAACGGCATAATATGGCAGGATTTACTTATTCAACACTGACAACAGCGATTCAGAATTATACTGAAGTTGGAACAGGCGTACTTTCAAGTACAATTACAGATCAATTTATAGACAATTCAGAACTTAGAATTCAAAGAGAGATTCCACTTGATGCAGATCGAAAAGAAATGCTTGGAAATTTAACAGCTTCAAAAGATAATGTTTATGCTCCAGCTGGAACTTTATTTGTTAGAGGAATACAAGTTTATACTTCAACAACAGCAGCAACTGGTGCTAATAGCTGGCTAGAAAAGAAAGATATTAGCTTTTTAAGAGAATATGATGCAGTTGAAACGACTACTGGCACACCAAAATATTATGCTATGTCAGGAGGAGCAGAGGGAAGTGGTGCAACTTCTTCAGGAAGAATTACAATTGTTCCAACACCTTCTTCAGCTTTTATGTATAAAATTCATTACAATGCTAGACCAACAGGATTGAGTTCAGCAAATACGACAACTTATTTAAGTCTTAATTTTGGAAACGGACTTTTATATGCATGTCTAGTGGAGGCATTTAGTTATTTAAAAGGCCCAATGGATATGCTACAATTATACGAACTAAAATATCAAACCGAAGCACAAAAATTCGGTGGAGAACAAATAGGTAGAAGAAGACGAGACGATTATACGGATGGTGAACCACGTATACCCGTTCAGTCTCCGGCACCGTAAGGATTAAATTATGGCAACATTAACAACAACTATCAAAGAAGCAATCACTCTTAACAACATAGATTATGGATCGGAAAGATCTTTAGACATTTCTAGTGTTAATGAAATTACAAAAAGAGTCGTAACTGCAAGTACAACCGAATGTGGATTAATAGGATTTATATCAGCACTTAGTGGTGTTGGTGTAACCGCAAATAAAGTTGGATACGTTGCAGGAATGTTTGATGACGGCGATGTACGATATATTAGAATTACAAATTTAGATTCATCCAATCATATTGTGTTAACGTTTAGAGATGAAGACAACACAGAATTTAAAATGAAGGTCGATGCTGGTCACTCGTTTATTTATCCAGGTGATAATAGTGGTGGCGTTGTAGATACAATGAAAGCAGCGGGATCCGCTTTAGCGTCAGGTCTTTCTGACTTAGTAGATATTACAGTAGATACAGATACAGCAGCATGTGATGTTGAAATATTTGTAGGGAGCGCTTAATGGCATCGTCATATACGGTACTTGGTACAGAGATAATGACAACCGGCGAGAATGCCGGTACATGGGGTACAACAACTAATACCAATTTAGTAATTTTAGAACAAGCTTTTGGTGGCTATCTTGCAAAATCTATAGCGGGTTCAGCACAGACAACTACCTAGCTATTACTGATGGAGATTCAACAGCATCAACATCTGAAGCTCGTCATAAAGTTATAAAATTAACAGGAACCATTACAGGAAACCAAGTTGTTACGGTTCCTAATGATATAGTAAAAACATATATTGTTTCAAATGCAACATCGGGTGCATACACTGTTGTATTTCAAACTGTTTCAGGATCCGGGTTTACTTTTGCTACAACTAATAAAGGTGCAAAACTTTTATATGCTGATGGAACTAATATTGTTGATGCTGGTATTTCGTCTGTTGGAGCATACGACTTAGATGGTGGTGAACTAACTCTTGATGCTGATTCAGATACAAGCATTACAGCAAGTACTGATGATCAAATAGATTTTGAAATTGCAGGCGCTGATGATTTTACAATGCCAGCGAATGCTTTCAATGTATTAACAGGATCACATGCAACTTTTGCTGATAGTGCCAATGCTAAATTTGGTACTGGCAATGATATGTTGGTATACCATGATGGATCAAATTCATACATTACCAATGCTACTGGCGCTTTAAAATTAGCAACAGAAACTTCAGGAATTGCTTTAACCATTGGACATACAACTTCAGAAACAACAATAGCTGACAATCTTACAACAACTGGAGACACATCCGTTGGTGGAACTTTAGGTGTTACAGGTGTAGCAACTTTTGCAACTCACGTTGCTTTAGGTGATAGTGATATTTTAAAATTAGGTGCAGGTACAGACTTAACTCTTTATCACGATGGATCAAATTCTTATATTACAAATGCAGTAGGTGCTTTAAAAGTTGCAACAGAAACTTCTGGTATAGCAATTACTCTTGGACACTCAACTTCAGAAGTAACGGTTGCTGACAATCTTACAGTAACAGGAACATTAACGGGTACTTTAGCAACGGCTGCACAAGGTAGTGTCACAAGTTTAGGTACTCTTACAACTTTAACAGTTGATAATGTTATTGTTAATGGAACAACAATTGGTCATACAGATGATACTGATTTAATAACACTTGCTGATGGTGCAGTAACAGTTGCTGGGACTATTGGTTCTGGTGCAATAACTTCAACGGGTATTGTGACAGGTACAGCTTTTACTGCTGGTAGTGCTGTTCTTGCAGAGGCTGAATTAGAATTATTAGATGGTCTAACCGCAGGTACAGCTATTGCTTCTAAAGTGGTTACAACAGATTCAAGTATAGATACAACAGGACAAAGAAATTTAACAATCTCTGGAGAATTAGACGCTGCAACTTTAGACATATCTGGCAATGCAGACATAGATGGAACTTTAGAAACTGATGCAATAACTCTTGGTGGTGCATCTTTTATTAAAGTTGAAGGAACAAATTTTACAGATAGTTTACTGGTAGGTCATGCAACAACAGGAACTTTGGATGCTGCTACAGGAAATACTATAGTTGGTATTGATGCTGGAGATGCAATTACTTCAG